ACTCGAAGCATTGGCGATCTGAACGACGGAGTGATCGCTCGGATTCAGGCGGAGCGACTTGAGGAGGAGAAGGCAAAGCTCGAACAGAGAAGAGCAGAAGTTAAAGCAAGAGCGTTAGGAGGTAACAACTAATGACACGCGAAGAAATCATGACGCTCGGTTTTGAGGATCTCGAACAGAGAAAGGCAGCAATCGCAATCGAACTGGATGAGGCCGATGCTGATCAGATTGAGACTCTTAACGCTGAGCTCGACACCATTGAGGAGAGAACTAAAGCTCTCAACCTCGAAATCGAAGAGTCACGCAAGGCAGCTGAAGCGGTAGCAAAGGGTGCAGGCGTGGAAATTGAAACACGTAAAGGAGAACACGAGATGACTGATATGGAAATCAGAAACAGCCACGATTATATCGAGGCATTTGCAAAGTACATCAAGACAGGAAAGGCTGAGGAATGCCGTGCACTTCTGAGCGACAACATAACAACCGGAACTAACGGCGTTATTCCTGTCCCTACATTCGTCGCTGATATCGTAGCAAAAAGACTCGAGGATAGCGAGATCCTCAGAAGAGTTAGAAGAATGAACGCAGCCGGAAACGTTAAGGTCGGATTCGAGATCGACGCTCCGGCAGCTGCTGCACACACAGAGGGCAGCGGAGAGGTCGCAGAGGAGGCACTCGTTCTCGGTATCGTTAACCTCGTTCCTGTCACCTATAAAAAGTGGGTACAGATTTCTGATGAGGCTCTCGACTCAATGAGCGGAGAGGCTTATCTGTCCTATATCTATGACGAGGTCGCAAGAGGAATCATCAAGGCAGAGGAAAACGCAGTCGTTGCAGCTATCCTCGCAGCTCCTCAGACTGCATCAAAGAACGCTCCAGCTGTTGCTAAGACAGGAACCGCTGCGGGCAATATCGCAGACTTCGTTAACGCAAGAGCGCTCCTCAGCTCTGCAGCAGAAGATCTCGTTCTTATCATGACTCCGGCACAGTACGCACAGTACAGAGCACTCCAGCTCGGAGCACAGTACGCAGTTGATCCGTTCGACGGCCTTGAGGTTCTGTTCAACGACAACGCTACCGCTCCAATCATCGGAGACCTGTCCGGCGTAATGATGAATCTTCCAAAGGGCGAAGCAATCGAGTTCAAGTATGATGACAGAACTCTCATGACTTCCGACATGGTAAAGGTGCTCGGCCGTCAGCCGGCAGCTATAGGTGTAGTTGGCAACAAGTTCTTCGCAAAGGTTGCTGAATAATGAAAGTCGAACTGCTCCACGATACGGCGGTTCGCTTTGCAAAAGGTAAAGTCCTTGAGGTCTCTGATCAGGAGGCCTCGAGGCTCATTGCCTTTAATAACGCCGTTAGAGTTGAAGCAAAGAAGACCGAAGCAAAGACGGCAAAGAAGAAGAAATAGTTTGAGGTAGTAAGATGCTTGACCAGGTTAAACTCGCACTGAGAATATCGACAACCGCATATGATACAGAACTGACGTATCTGATCGAGGCTGCGAAGCTCGATCTCGGAATAGCCGGAGTGGTTCTTCCTGAGGATCTGGATGCACTCGTTCAGAGAGCGATTATCACCTACTGCAAAATGTCGTTCGGCCTTCCTGAGGACTATGACAGGCTCAAAAGGTCCTATGACGAGCAGAAGGCACAGCTCTCCACGGCGACTGGGTACACGGATTGGACGGTGAACTGATATGTATGACGGAATCGCAATTCTGAAGGCATACGGCGAGCCTACATACGACGGATACGGCAACGAGTTTATCCCAGAGATAGACACGACCGTATTCGTTCAGCCTCGCGGGGTGTATCAGTCTGAATTCTATAACGCTGCACAACTCGGACTGAAACCGTCCATCACTCTGTACATGACTAACAGGGCTGACTATGACGGACAGAAGGTTCTCGTTTATGAGGGCAAAGAGTACAGCGTGATCAGAGTGGACTGGAGTGCACAACGTGACGGTATATCCCTTGTATGTGAGGAGCGGATCAATGAGTAAGACGGGAAGCATCGAAGTCCAAATGAAGGAACTTCTCAACACGGTCGACAAAGAGGTCAAGAAATCCGCCAAATGGAACATTGACGCTGTTAGCCGTGAGGCTGTCCAAAAGCTCAAGAACACGTCACCGCGCAAGACGGGATCCTATGCCAGTGGATGGGGCAAGAAGAGAGAGGGCGAGATGGACGTGATTGTCTTCAATCGCACTGATGCTTCATTGACTCATCTGCTGGAGAATGGTCACGTTATAAGGAATAAGAAAGGCACATATGGACGCGTCTCCGGGCGGAAACATATCGCTCCTGTTGAAGAGTGGGCGTCCGATGAATTGCCTCGGAGGATAATGGAGGACATTCCATGACAATATTCCAAGTATTACAAAGCACGGGCCTTCCGTGTGCGTACAGCCATTTTAAGAAGAAACAGTCTCCGCCGTATATCGTGTATATCGGCAACGGGCAGGACACCTTTCAGGCTGACGATACGCATTACTGGAAGCGGAACACCTATCAAGTCGAATACTACTTCACAACTAAAAACGAACAGAACGAGGAAGCCATTGAAACCGCACTGCTGGACAATGGCTTTTTATATGAGAAATCCGAAGACATCTACATCGAAGATCAGGGCGTTTTCGTGATTTATTACTACGTTTAAACGAAAGGGGCTAATCAATGGCTAATAAAGTTGAATTTGGTATTTCCGAGCTCCACGTCGGTACATACACAGTCGATGATCAGGGAGCCGTCACTCTCGGCACTCCATACCATCAGGCGGGCGCTGTTTCGTTCTCTCCTGAAGAGAGTTCAGAGCAGAACACATTCTATGCTGACAACATCGCTTACTGGAGCGGGTATTCTGGTGGATCCATCGAGGGCGACCTCGAGGTCGCTATGTTCGACGATGAGTTTAAGACTCAGTTCCTCGGTTACAGGACTCTGACAAACGGCGGTCTTGCGAACGTAAAGAACGCAACGAAGCCAAACGTATACATCGCATTTCAGGTCGAAGGCGATGCAGAGTCGAGAAGGGTTATCCTCTACAACTGCTCGCTCGGAGCAATCGCGAGAGAGTACAACACCATCGAGGAGAGCAAGGAACCAGCAACAGAGACGCTGGGTGTGACTTGCACCGGCGACAACGCGACAGGCGTAACAATGGCGGTACTGAAGCCAGCGGACACGGGTTATGCAACTCTGTTCACTGCTCCAACTGCTCCGGCTATTGCACCATAACAAGACGGGGCGGGGCTGAAATGGTCCCGTCCCTTTTTTCATAGGAGGTGATCTAAATGGAAAAAGTAATCAAGATTGGGAAACAGGAAGTCAAGCTATCTAATAACGTAGCTTGGACGATGGAATATAGAGACCAGTTCGGGAAGGACATCGTTCCTGCACTTATGCCGGTCCTCGTGTCAATGATCGAGGGCGTTTCGACTGTAGTTTCGGATGCGGGTGGTTCAGACATAAATCTCACAGACATAGCCGGAGCGCTCCAGGGCAGGACAATGGATGTGCTGCTCCCGATGTTCCAGGTCGAGTTTGTTGATACTGTCATCAATGTTACCTGGGCGATGGCGAAGGCAGCCGATGAAAGCATACTTCCACCGAAGCAGTGGGTCCGTCAGTTTGACGAATTCCCGCTCGATGTAGTGGGACCGGCTGTGTACGATCTCGTTCTGAAAGGATTCGTCAGCTCAAAAAACTTGAAGAGGCTGAAGAAGATCGGAAAGGATCTGAGGAGTCTTCAGCCGTCACACTCGACGACATCATCCTCGCCGGACTTGAAAGAGGATTAACGATGTCGGACATCCGCACGATGCAACTCGGACAGGTAGTGGATTTCTGCATCGCCTACAACGAGAGGCAGAAAGAAGCGGAGAAGGCTCAAAAACGAGCAGAGAAGCGCGGAACTAAACGCAAGGGAACACAGAACGACATTAATGCGTTCTTTGGTTAGAGGTCAAATAAATGGCGGGTAACATCAAAGGCATAACCATCCAATTCGCGGGCGATACCACGAAACTGGATAAGGCGCTAAGACAAATCAATAATAATACGCGGTCGCTTGATAAAGAATTGAAGCAAGTCGACAAGGCTCTGAAGTTCAATCCGACCAACGTGGAACTGTGGAGACAGAAACAGCAACTCCTCACCCAGAAGGTCGCAGAGACAAAGACCAAGCTCGACACGCTGAAACAGGCTCAGGCTCAAATGGACGCTCAGGGCGTTGATAAGAATTCCGAAGAGTACAGGAAGCTCCAGCGGGAGATTATCGTCACCGAGAATCAGGTCAAGAACTTCGAGGGACAGCTGAAACAGGTCGGCAATGTGAACCTTCGCGCTATGTCAGAACAGTTCAAGGACGTTGGAAACAAGCTGACAGCAGCAGGGCAGGCAATGCAGGGCCTTTCGATGGCAGCTGCTGGCGTCGTTGCTTCTCTGGGTGCGATCTCGTACAAGGCTGGAACAAACGCGGATGATCTGAACACTCTGAGCAAGGTTTACAGCATCAACACTCAGGATCTGCAGAAGTATTCAGTTGCTGCCGATCTTGTCGACGTATCCGTTGAGGATATAGCGAAGTCTCATGTCAAGTTAGAGAAATCCATGTATTCGGCAAACAACGGATCTAAGGCACAAGCCGAGGCGTTTGCAAAGCTGGGCGTTTCTGTGACTAATGCGGACGGATCTCTCAGGTCGTCGGATGCGGTATGGCAAGACACTATATCGGCACTCGGAAAGATGACCAACGAGACGGAACGAGACGCTATCGCTCAACAGCTCATGGGCAAGAGCGCAGCGAACCTTAACCCTCTCATTGAAGATCAGGGTGAGACGTACAAGAATCTGACGGACACGCTCAAAGAGTACGACCTCGATTTCGTTGATCAAGAGACATTAGACAAGGCGAATCAGTTTAACGACAGCCTCGACACTATGAAAGCTATCGGATCGGTCGCTCTGTCAACGGTCGGGGCACAGCTTGCCGGATATCTCGCTCCGGCACTCGAGAAAGTGGTCGGATGGATTGGCAAACTTGCGAATTGGCTTTCGAAACTATCACCGGAAGTCCTGACAATCATCGGAATCGTTGCCGGCGTTGTTGCAGCGATTGCTCCTGTGCTGATCATACTCGGAAAGCTGTCGTTCGCTATCAGTTCGATAATGACACTGACCAACACTCTTGGGATCGGAATAGGTGCTATAGCAGGTCCTATCGGCATTGTGATCGCCGTAATAGCTGCGGTCATAGCTGCGTTCGTTCTGTGGCGTAAGCACGGAGACAAGATAAAAAAGTTCTTCAAGGATTTCGGAAAGAAAATCGGTGAGGTTTGGGATTCGTTAAAAGAACACGTCGCTACTGCGGTTGAAGATATCAAAACAGTCGTAACAAGCACGTTCACCGCTATCAGGACGTTCATAAGGACTGTCGTAAAGGGATATGTAACCTACATAACTTTACAGTTCAATTTGATGAAAACCATAATCACAACTGTCGTTAATGCGATAAAGGTAGTGATCACCACGGTTTTCAATGCGATAAAAACATTCCTGACTACTGTTGTGCAGGGCTGGGAAAACATCCTCGCAACGGCTTGGAACTCTATCAAGGCAACGGCTTCATCTGCATGGAACGCCATCAAGAACGCTATAGTTGCTCCTATAAATGCTGCGAGGAGTACGGTGACATCGATAGTTAACAGCATACGTTCAGCGGTGACAGGTGCTTTTTCGGGATTAGCGTCAAGTGTAAGAGGAACATTCAACTCTGTTAAGACTGCTATCACACAACCAATACAAAATGCGTTCAGTGTGGTTAAGTCAGCCGTAAGTAAGATAAAAGGCCTGTTCCCGTTACACATCGGCAAAGTGTTTAGCGGATTAAAACTTCCGCATTTTAAGATAATTTCAAAAGGTAAGTTCCCGTGGGGAATCGCTGGCAAAGGCTCTGTTCCGAAATGGGACGTCAGTTGGTATGCAAAAGGCGGAATCTTCAACAGCCCGTCATTAATCGGTGTCGGCGAAGCTGGCTCCGAGGCGGTCGTTCCGCTCGATAAGTTCTGGAAGACGCTCGAAGGAATGAACACGGGCGAGACCAATATCGTTATAAACATCAACGGTGCGGGAGATCCTCGTGCCGTTGCGGAAGAGGTTAAGCGGATGCTTATTCGTGAAACCAATCAGAGGAGGTTAGCATGGCAGTAGCACCAACAGGAGCAATTTACAAAGCTATGGTTATCGACGGCGAATCGTCCCGTACTTACGGCGTGTATATTACGGGACAAGCCGTTTATAACGCTCCGCAGAGAGAAGTCGAAATGATTTCAGTTCCGGGGCGAAACGGACAGCTCGCACTTGATAAGGGGCACTTCGAAAATCTCGAGGTGACTTATCCAGCAGGCATCTATGCAGATACAGAAGCGGAGTTCGCAGATGCGGTCTCAAATTTCCGCAATTTCCTCTGCTCTCGTAGCGGTTACGTC